TAGGAGGATCAAGAACCAAAGAATCAATACGCGCCAAATTGCCGAACTGGTTCACATCAGTTCTGTTTATTGTGAATCCATAGTTAGCTCCCTGAACCCTAATCAACTCGCTATGCTCTAAAGCACTTGTAGAATCTACATCAGCGCTCACAAACAAGGCCTCTGATTGATATATTACTCTGTTTCTCGACATAAATTAAATATTTCTATAAAGGTATACACATTTTAAGATAAAACATCAAGGCAAATTGGGGTATGTTGACCATAAAGCCACTTCCATACCATCATAAAAGTTCCCAACTCCTCCCGCGAAAGAATTAACATGTGCTTCGGTTACATATAACTTACCAGTAGGACCATTAAATAAAGTGTTAAAACCTAAACCAGAGGAGTCCAAATTAAAAAAAACATTATCTATTTCATTACAAATAGAAAAAGCCTCTCTTCCTATTGAACTTACGTTGTCAGGAATAACTAAATCCCCAATATAACCACAATCATAAAAGGCATAATCCCCAATCTGCAGATTTTCTTTTTTACTAAATTGAATTCTTCTTATGTTTTCTCGAAAACTAACTGACCAACTATTAATTATATTTCCTTGAATGTAACCCAAAATTCCGCCGTTACCATCAAACGCGTAATTATAAGAATAGTCTGGTCTTTTTACAATACATTTCATTTTTTAAAATTTTATTTATCCCCCATATAGAAAGAAAAGCCAGCTTCATACTGCATTTCTTCGTTGACGTTAACAGAGTAATTAAATGTTTCTAACTTTAAACCACTAAAACCAAACTCACATTCAACCTCTTGGTCGCAACTTTTTGCCGTAACAGTAAAATCATAAGAAGATTCATTCCTCAATAATCCAGAAACAAAACCAGTTTCATATTTAGAAACCAATGAAGATATATTTAAGTTTCCCCTAGATGGATACTGCATCTTCCTTTCCCTAACATAATCAGAACCAAGTCCATGAAGATCGACTCTTGTTACGGGAATACTTATTGACATTGATTTTATCATATGATTGGAACCCCCTATATTCTGTCCCCCAACTTGCAAGTTTTCGAGATCTAAAATAAAATCTCCTGGTTGTTGGGTTTTTGGGTCGGTCAAATCTAACCCAACACCCAATCCATAAAAATCTTCTTTTTGTGTTTTTGTTTCGCTTACATCAAGGTTTCCAACATTAACATTATTTCCCGATATCAAATTGATTGCTGGGCTTTCAATGTCTGCGGAATAATTTTCCGCCTTCATATTACTGCATTTAAATGTTGTAGAAACCGTAGGCAAGCTTCCATCCACGAAAGATAGATTATAATCTGTTAGATAAGCATTGCCAAACGATATAATTTCGCCATTATTAGGAGAGTTCGAAGAGGCGTTTTTTAAATATTTTATCGCGTCAAAGTTTTGGTTTGGGTGGTTGTAAAGATAAAAATTATAAGACTTATCCTCAATTCCAGAAAGAAACGAATTATCAGCGGTTACTGGGGTTGTTATTTCTGGGGTGAAAGCTGTAAAAACAGTTAAACCCAAGGCGGATTCGTTTGCCATACTTGGCGAAAATAAATAATTAATCTGAAGACTTATATCTGGATGTCTAATCAAATCATTGACAGCATAAGCATAAGAGCCTACCTGTTTTTGAGTTTGCCTTGTTTGGGGCAACGAAAAAGAAGCAGTCTGTACGCCAGCAAACAGAATCCCTGTTTCATCGCTGGTTTTAAAAGAAGGCGAATCGCCAATTAAAACTGCGGTGTTGGCACTATTTAATACTATTCTTGACATATTATTTAAAACTTTTATTGTCCTTATTTAGGTATTATTCCTAATGAGTCCTCCTCAAAACTAACTTGTAAATTATGATTGTTTTCGTATACAAAAGTATGATTCCAAGAAGGGCATATAAATACTTTGGGTTTATTGTATACAGACGGTATTTGGTGTTTAAACCTCCTGTAGCCACATTTATTTTCAAGAAAATGAAGCATAGCTCTTAATTGTCTGCTAGATATGTTTGAAAAACTGTAATTTATAGGGAATGTCGCGGTATTCTTTTTAATCTTATTAAACACAGAAAACCCAGCATCATACCTGACAGCGTCAAGTTTTACTTCCGTATTTATACCCAGGTCTGGCTTCCAGAAAAAATCTTGACTCCAAGAGGAATCTAATTGAGCTGGCGCATTGCTTAAGTTTGACAAGTGGTCTTCCTTACAGTAGAAAAAATTATTTAACTTTAAATCATTGACCCCGCTATAAACAATATCATGTTTTTTATATTCTTTTGTGTCCTCCCATGCCTCTAAAGTATAATTTAAAAAGTTCATAGACTGCCAATTAAGTAATCCTGGAGCCTCTACAACTTCAATCTTTGATCTTACTTCGTAGTTTTGTTTATTTATGTGATTTATTGAATAGTCAGTGCAGTATCCAGATGTCTGCCTGTATATAGAAGGATCAGTATTTATCTCTAATAAATTAGCACCTTCCGAAGACTCATAATAGTTTGCGAGCTTTCTTGCTCCATCTTCGTTTGTTTTATACACTAGATTAAACTTTGCTCTTAGGTTGTTTACCCCATTGGGTATAGATTGATAATAGTTATTATGAGTATCAAACCTCATGTTTTCAGAAGAAAAAGCGACAGACGAACCGTAGCTCGGTGTATATTCGTCGCTACCAATTAAGCTAACGCCGCTGATATTTCTTGTTCTGTCGTAAAATAAATCTTCGCTCATATCTATATATATTATATTGGATTAGGATAAGTTGTCCACTGCCTAACTGGTTTTGAGTTTGGTCCTGCTGATTCTCCTATCGTCCAACCATCTCCTGTTACATAAAATGCTCCAGACATACTGGTTGGCCACGTTGAATTGTTGAAGTTTACATAGCTATCAGAAGTCGTAGGAGAACTTCCGTTCCAATAATTACCATTAAGATAAACATTCCTAGGCTTATTGTTGATGTTTCCATCAAAAGCCCTATTAAGAATTTTTAAATCTTTAACCTTAGTTAAATTTCCAGCCCTAAATATAATGTCTCCAGTTATACCACAATTATTGAAAGATTCGACTCCAACTTGCTCAACATTAGCTCCGAAAGTCACCTCTTTCATATTTCTTTGATATCTAAAAGCACTTGTACCTATGTTTCTACAGTTCAATTCAGCAGAAGTAATCCAACGATATCTGTAGGTGCCGTCATCATTGCTTGCAGTAAAAGCAGATGCCTCTATACTATCTATAGAAGACCCGACGTACAAATCCCCCACTGAAGGGTCTGCGTTTACTAGGCCCACTCTCCTAAACGCGCTAGTCTCTATTCTTCCTTGTGTGTTTTCTGTGTCGTTGCCTATATATACTCCAGTTATATTAGGACAATTTCTAAATGAATATTGCCAAATATTTTCTGGGTCTGGTATTTCTATTTTTGTTAAAGAACTGCAGCCCTGGAAAGTATCTGCCCCCTCGCCAACACTTCTCCCAATAATCTTCACTCCACTTCCAAATGTGACGCCAGTCATGTATCCTTGATTATAAAATGTTTGGAAACCACCAATTTCCCTAGAATTGATTGTGGCGCTTTTTATGTTATTGAATCTGTCAGCATCTCCACCGTCAGTTATACGAGCGTCAAAAGCCCTATCTCCTATACTATCTATAGAAGAACCTACATAAAGGTCTATAACGCCAGCAGCTAGGTATTGTGGACCTATTCTTCTAAACGCTCTAGCCTCTATTATTCCTTTTGTGTTTTCTGTGTCGTTACCTATAGATAAATTAGTTATACCAGCACAATAATTAAAAGCGTAAGGCTTAATATTTTTTGGATCTGGTATGACTACATTAGTTAATGAAGTGCACTCATAAAAAGCGCTTTCGTCTATTGTTTCACATTTGTCTGTAAGGTTTATGTTGCTTAAATTTCCTTGATACTTAAATGCCTCAACACCAATATATCTTGCACTGCAATTTAGAGTCTCGATCCATTTATCGCCCACATCTGGATCGTTATCAGCAAAAGATCTAGATCCAACCTGATCGACACTAAAACCTAAATTTACAGTTCCGTTGGTTATTGTTTTTGAAGTTGAAGAATAAAAAGCTTTTGAATTTATAATCGTTTTTCTACTTGTTGCATTATTTGACCCTATTGTAACTTCCTGTAATTGAGAGCAAGAACTAAAAGCTTCACTTCCAATACTAATCAAAGTGCTTGGTAATGAAACAGACTCTAAAAACGAACATTCATAGAATGCTCTATAAGCGATTGTTTCAATACCTTTTTGACTTACTAAAGATGAAAGTGCGGTCTTGTTAAAAGCAGAATCTCCAATTGATTTTAGTGAACTAGGAACCACTAAAGTGCCGCGTAAATTTGAAGTTCCATAGTTGGTATGCTTGAATGCCCCATCTCCTATGCTTTGTGTTCTATTTCCAATATACAAGTAATATCCGTCGCCGTTATTTATTTTCCATTCATCTATAACATTTCCATCAACACTATCAAGGATCGCAAAATTTTGATCATAATATGTTGTTATGTTTTGATCTTCTGGCCATATTGAAATTAAATTTCCTTGGTAATAGCCTGGAATAAAACCACCTTTAGCAGTTGTGCTTGCAGTATTATAGCCCGCAATATAATTTTCGGAAACAAACAATAGTCTATCTGACGTTGGCCCATCGTCTTGAAATCTTAAAGAATTATTATTTCCAATTGCGGTTTCTGGAACGTCTAAATAAGCGTATTGTATTCCGCTGCACTTGTGGAATGCGCTATTTCCCACCGACACTATATTGTCTCTTAGTGTTACAGAATCAATACTTGTGCAAGCTTCAAAAGAAAGTGTACCAATAATTTGAACAGAACCCCCAAGTTCGAGACTTGCAATATTCGGGCATCTTTGAAAACAACTTCCACCAATACTGGTTACCGAATCAGGAATTGACAAATCGTTAGATATTCCAACACAATCTCTGAAAGCATCATTTCCCAACGATTTTATATTATTTCCTTGAAATTTTAACGAATTAAAACTTGAGCAACCCAAAAAAGCGGAGTTTCCAATGCCAGTTACGTTGCTTGGTATGTTGATTTCCCCGCCAAGATTTTCGCAAGAAGAAAAAGCACCCTCGCTGACTTTTTTCAGACCCTTGCCTATAGTTAATGTTCCGTCTAACCCAATGCAGTCTTCAAATATTCCATTACCAATTCCAGTCACAGAATTTGGAATTACTACACCCCCTTTAATTTGATCACAATTACTAAATGCAAATTGACTAATATATTGCAGACCTTCATTGAGGTATAGTTTGTCTATAGATGTGTTTTGAAATGCGTAGTTTCCTATAGTATTTACATTTTCTGGTATATTTACTATTCCTTTTAAATATATATTATTTTTAAATGCATCAATACCAATTGCCGACGCTCCAGTTCCTATATCTATATAAACTTCTGGATTACCATTTGCATTAGATTCCCCAATGTCATACCATTCATTAGGAACATCAAGAGCTGTTTCATTTAAAATAAAATCATCGCCAGCCCTATAAACCCTACTCTGAGCGGCTCCTCGGCATATAGATATCCCTTGAAACAATCCATTATTATCAAGTTGGTTTATATAATCATCGTAATCCCTTGCATTAGCATATAAACAGGAGCCACCAACATCGGAGCCAGCATTAAGAAAATGATTTGAATCTTTAAATACAGTATAAGGAAAATCTACAAAAACTCTTTTAATGTTTCTCAAATCTCTAAATGCTTCATTATAAACACCCGTAATGTTATTTTTTAATACTAAATCTCCAGTGAAGCTGCACCCCATAAACGACTTATATTGGATTTCCTCTAAGGTATCTGGTAACACCAACTGGCTAGCAAATTTGCAATACTTAAATGATTCCGCCCCTACAATTTCTACATTAGCTCCTATATTTAAATCGCCACTAAAACCGCAATTATAAAATCCACGATAAGGAGTCTTTATCAAACTATCGCTTATTGTTAAGCTGCCTTCTAAATTTATGCAATTTGCGAAAGCCTCGTCTTGTAAGTCAGTTAAGCTATTAGGTAAAACCAAATCTCCATTTAGACCATCGCAATCTTTAAACGCAAAAGATCCTATTGATTCAATAGAGTTAAACTTAACATTGCTTATTTTGTCGTCGTTTTTGAATGCGCCTGTTGATATTTCTTTTACATCCTTAAAATCAATTTCTCCAGCTAAATCTTCACAAAACTCAAAAGCCCCAACACCAATATACTCTAAATTAGCTCCTATGTTTAAAGCGTTAATATTACTACAGTATTGAAATGCATAATCTTGAATTCCAGTTACAGAATCTGGTATGTCTAAATTTTTAAATATCTGAGAACAACCAGCAAATGAAGACCTGCCTATGTTTTGTAATGATGAGTTTAGAATTAATTTTTCATTGAATTCTTTGCAACCACTAAATGCAGCTTCTCCTATTTTAATTAAATTTGGAGGCATATTTAAACCGCCCTTGAATTTATCGCATCCATAAAATGCAAACTCCTCTATATATTCTATACCAGTGCCCAAATAAAGACTTCCGTTAAACTGGCAATTTTGAAAAGCCCCAGATGGAATTGAATTGCTAATTTTATCTGGGATAACCAAATCTCCCTTAAAACCTACACAATCTTTAAAGCAATTATCATCCAGGCTAAACTTTTCGTTTGGCAATCTCAATATCCCATTAAAATTTTTACAACCATAAAATGCCTCGCCAGAAATTTGAGTTAAACTATCTGGAAGTATAAGATCGCCATCGAGAGTAGTGTTTTTAAATGCTGCATACCCTATACTCTCTAAGCCCTCTTCTATAATTAGGTTGCCATCAAAACCAGTGCACCCCTCAAATGCGCTATACCCTATGCTAGATATTGTTGGGCCGCTGCCCGAATCCATGTCTATATATAAATCGCCACCAAGATTCTGGCATCCACTAAAAGCGCCAAAACCCACTTTTGTAACATTCTCTCCCAGTTGGATTCCGTAAATATTTGGATCTCCATCATACCATAGGTCAAGAAGCTCAGTAGAACTTGTTTGATTATAAACCGCGCCATTCTCATCGAAAACGTAAGTAATATCTCCAGAAAGAGATGTCTCTTCATAAGCGGCGGAATGACCAATATATTTTAATGTTATTCTGGTAGATCCATCGGCAGAAACCTGCAAATCTTCGCCAACCAAACTCGCGTTTGGTATATCCACGGACTGTATAAGTGATCCACTTCTACCGTTAACATTAAGAGATAAGGTCTTGTTTTCTTTTTCCTCTAAAAAACTATAAGCATCTTGCAAGAAAGCGTCATCAACATCAAGTTGAACAGTCGCATTATACTCTAGTGGCGGCAATAGCTCAACCTTTACTATATCATCACTACCTATTGTTAGGTAGGCTTTTCTTTCGCACTTTACACCGTAATCAAAACCTACAACTCTATTTGTAGTTGAGTTGTCACACGTAATAGAAATAGAACCTTGAGTTGGTATGTCTATAACTGGGTGTGACTGAGGTGCCAGATTGGCGTTTACGCCGCTCTTCATCTGGCTGGCAATCTGGAAGTTACAACTAACTCTAGGCACCGCTCCTACAGCACAATTAAGAGAGTAATCAACTAAATATCCAGTTTCGAAGCCATAATAATCATCTTCATAAAAGATACTCCCAGAAATAGGAGCCTCTCCAGTATATGAAAATATAGGATCGTTATATGTCAAAACCCTAGAAACAGAAAGCGTCTGTTGAATTGGGCCAGAGTGAGTCGTTAAACCATCTCTTGTTCCTAGAGGCTTAATTATGTTCGCGGCATTGTTGTATGAAAAAGTAACATTATCTACGCCCGATAGTTCATAACCATCGGCAAAAAACCTAGCTTCGTGATTGAATTTGCCCCCAAACATTATAATCCTCCACCTCTAAGAGATCCTCCCAATCTTTTTTCGTCCTTGATGATTTTTAGCACTTCTTCTTTTAATTTTCTTGCCATTTGATTTGAACCTTCGCTGCTGTCCCCAGAGGATTCCTCTTCCTCTTCTCCAGTGCTTCCATTTACCGTTATGTTTATTTCCCCACTAGACTCTTTTGTTGCCGCAATCAGCTCGTCTAGTTTAGATACTAGTTTAGCGTCCGATTCTGAATTTGATTCTTCTGAGCCTGAAACTCCAGAGTTCATTCTCTCCAGATTGCCTTGGCCGATTTTATTCGCGGCGGCGCTATTCATTACAAACTCTCCGCCAGAAAGCATTGTTGGCACAGTGTCTACACCTGCTTGGTTGGGAATGGAACCTCCAGTAGCGAAGTTTTTAGGACCATTAGAACCATAATAATCTCCAGTAACCGCCCCTTGGTATTTAAAAGAATCTACCCATCGAGAACCGTCATATATTTTATATTGTAAACCATCCTTACTTAGGAATCTATTGCCTTTATTAGGTTGTCCACTATATTTTTGAATAGGCAACGAATCTAAACCCCTCAAAGCCCTATCCGCCGATCCTCCAGGACTATTGAAGTTTAATCCAGTAGGAGGTCTCTGTGATGCGCTTCTTATTGCAGAATTTGCAGGAAAACCACCCAAAGAGTTTGCTTTAGATGGAGCTGCGTATTTCTGGGCTATTTTTGAGCTAGGATTTTGTTTTATATATTGTTCAAGTCCATTTGTGCTTCCTATGTTCCCTTTAGCACTAAATAGGTTTCTAAGTCCACCTACATTTACAGAGTCCCCACTGCCGTCGGGCGCAGCTACGTCCTGACCAAACAACCCGCCCTTAATATATGTTTTTGTTTTTTTTGCCCCCCTAGTGATGAAGTTCCCGCCTTGTGAAATCCCATCTGCGGCTGCGTCAGCAGCTAAGGCAGCCTTTCCTCCTGTGTCAAATTTTTTAGCAGCGGCCCCAGCTCCTATTGCAGCAATCTGAATTAATCCATTTATAATAATAGCTTTGTCTCTGTCCTTTATTGCCTGTTTCTGTTCTTCGTATAACTTTTCTGCTTGGATTTGTTCTCCTCGCAATTCAAAAGCTTGCCCCTTGGCTTCTTGAGTTGCTCTCTGAAGAGGTGTCCCTTGATTTCTGCCAAAATTTGTTAACCGAACACTTTCTGGCTCTAAAGATATAGAAGAAGCTCCGCCAAACTGATTAGAAGAACTAGATATAACATCTTTTTTTCCAGAAGTAAATGCTTGAGTAGAAAAGTTCAAAAGATTACTCTTCCCTCTTATGCCTCCACCGTAAGTCCCAGGAGTGAAAAATCCGCCATCCCCGCTTTGAATTTTTTTCTCTTCTTCTGGTATCACTAATCCCCCATTTGCAAATTGTTGTATCTCACTAGTTATAACATTAGATGGAAGCTGACTTGTTAGTCCTGATCCAAAAGTATTTGTTGCTAGTGCAGGAGAAAAAGAATTCCCCAAAGAGGCCGAACTTTGAACAGCTGGAGCAAGAGCCTCTTGTGTGTCTTGTTGTATAACCGCTCCTCCTTCAGCAAATTTTTGAATTTCTTTTGGAGCTTTCCCGTTGTTGATAGATTCCATGAAGTTTGATCCGTATTTATTTACGGCGTTCTTCTTCATAACATACTCACCACCCATAAGAAGAGCAGGTACATCATCTTTAGATCCAGATCCCCCAGTTATCATGCCTCCACTGGCTTTAGCGTTGCCTGTGAACGCCCCGACGATGCTCCCGATTAATCCTCCACCCCCGCCGCCTCCGCCGCTAGCAGAATCGCCTTCGCCAAAGAAGAGCTTTTTCAAAAGCAGTTTCTGGGATTCTTTAGCCATTGTAGCAAAGAAATCATAAGCAACAGATTGTAAAACATCACCCAAATCGCCGCCTTTAACAATGGCTTCGTTTATGCCGTCAGACAAGTTATCGACAAAAGTCTCAGATGCTCTCACAAAAGTATCCTCTAAACCTTCGCCAAGCTGTTCTTTTGTTACGCCTTTGGACGCAATCTTTTCTCTTAATGTTAGCCTCTCAGATTCAATTTTAGCTATTTTCTTTTCTCCTTGAAGCTGTAAATCCAAAAGATCTTCTTCGCTCGCTCCTTCTTCTATGAGTTTGGCTGTTTGTTTTGCTATGTCTTGTTTGACTCCTAAAATATCTATGTTTTTTCTAAATAAGGATTCAGCAGACACCAACTCTGCTGCTGACGCAGCTTTTTCTATGTCTATTACTTTTTGTTTATCTGCGGCGAAAGTGCCAAAGTTTAATCTGTCTTTTTCTGCGGCCGTATTTATTGCCTTGTTATTTGCATCTAGATCTAGCTTAAATTGATCTGCGCTAGTTACATTGCCCCCATTTTTGTCTAAATTCACTGGAACCTTAGCTGGTACTGGCTCAGTAGCTATAGAGAATTGTTTGCCTTTTATTCCTTCTAAAAACTGGTTCAAACCATTGGTGGTCAATACATTAAGGTTACTAAGGTCTATCTCTGCAATTTTGACCAGAGACTCAGAAGCTTCCTCTGTAGCCTTTTTATAATCCTCTTTGGCCGAAATTACCTTATTATCTAGCTCTATTTTTTTCGCGGTGGTCTGTAAGCCAGATAGTCCAGCTCGGCTTTCCTTTTCCTTTACATCTGCCAGCTCTTCTGTTAATTTTGCGACCTTTGCAACAGAATCTGCATACTCTTTGTCGTAAAGTTGTGCCTGAGTGCTGCCAACAACCTGCCCAGAACTTACAGCTTGCTTATTCTTAAGTTCTGATATTTGAGCCTCTATATCTCCAGAGCTTTGAGTTGTCCCTGTTCCTATAAACCTAATCAAAGAATTCAAAGTCCCGTCAAGCTTGTTATATACAGCTGACTGCAAATCAACTATAGCACCCTGCTTCTCTGACAGCCCAAACTCTTTCTCGAGTTGTTTTTCTTGGGAGTCTAAAATACCAGTGGTTTTTCTAAAAAGCTCTTCGGCTTGTTTTTTTGCGGCGGCTCTTTCTGTTTCTGCGGCCTCGTTTATTAAATCTGAGGCTGCCTGTAAATTTTCTTCTGTTTGTCCGCTCCCTCCAGAGCGCAGCTTGTTTATAGCCTCAATTACATCCTTGTTGCCAATTACACCTTGTGACTTAGCTATTTCTCTAAACTCGTCTCTGGCTTGTTTGAATATATCAAGTCTTCTTTCATCCTTGTCTGCCGACCTTAAAGTGGCGTCTTCTCTTGGCTTGAAAATTATATCCTCAACAGACGGACCAGAAACATTTCTAGAGGATCTTCTCGCTCTAGCGATCTCTACAGAATCTCTTTTTTCTCGCAATCTTAATTTAGCTGACTTGTCTTCAAGATCAAAAGTTCTTTTTAATATATCTTCTTTTGTTTGTATATCTTTATTGCCAATTCTAATGAGTTCGTTTAGAGAGGTTTGTTGAAGTGCTTGGGCTTGTTGGATTGTTACTATCCTGCCCCTGCCATTTATTTCTGCATCTATTGCATCTAAAAGCTCTTCTGAAAATGTTTCGGAAACATTCAATCCACTCAAAGAATCTTGTAAACCTTTCCTTAATTCTGGAAACTTAACTCCGCGACCAAGTTCGGCTGCAGTTTTTGTTATGGCGTCTTGCAAGCCTTTTGCGGCTTCTAAGCTGACATTTTTAATATCGTTACCCTCTAAAAGAGCCTTTATTGGAGACGATCCTTGTATACCTTTAGAAAATATATCTGCGGCCTCTTGGTTCGCCTTTGTTGTGTCTTTTGTTATTCTAAGAATCTCAGTAAGCTGAAACTTTCTTGAATCTGCGGTAGTGGTTAAAGACTTCTCCGCTAAAATTGTGTTCTCTAATTCACTCTGGGATGAATTTAGTAGTTTTGCGACTTCTAGGTTTGTTTTTATTCTTATTTTTAAGACTGAAGATTTTATAGCGGCTAATGCTTTTTCTTGTGTTAATAGTTCTGCGCCTTTTTTGGTTAGTTTTGCCAGATTTTCTATGTCGTCTTCATCTGTTAAGGGCCCCTTGGCTAATTTTGTGGAAAGATCTTTAAACTCTTTGGACTTTCCGCTTTCCTTTATTCCTCTTGTTATAGCGGCGCTTATCAATTTCGGATCAGACGTAGCAAAAGCTTTGTTTATTTCTTCTCTTGTTTCTTTTCCTGCTAGAGAAGCAAAACCTAAAGCTAATCTTGCTTGGGCGTTTTGTTGTTCTGGTGATAATTCTCCAATTACTTTTCTATCTATTCTCAAACCTTTTGCGGCAGATTCTGGGCTAAAACCCTTTACAAGTTCATCCGCTAATTTTCTGGCAGATTCTTTACCTAGTTTTCCAATAACATCACTGGAAAATGTATCTATAGTCGTAGCAGACCCTATAGATCCTGACTGTATTGAACTAGTTCTTACTTCTACATTACTCAAAATTGCTGGCAAATTAAGTTCGGCAACCGCCCCGAGTGCAGCTTGAGTTGTTAGTTGCTGAAGGAATGCGTCACCGCTAATACCTTTTTCTTTTCTTCCTCCTCCAAGTTTGGATGTGTCTGGCAATAAGTCATTAATGTCTTTTGCAAAATTCTTAAGCTCACCTCCTCTTAGACCCTCTCTAGCTATAGCGCCTAAAGCACTAGTATTTAACTTATCCAAAGCGGCCGCAGCCTCTTGTGCTGGGGTTTTTATAAAACCAAGAGCGGTGCCTATTTTTTTTCCTATATCGATATCGAAAGCTTTAAGGCCTGTATTAAGGACCTGAAAACCCAAAGTCAGCTGCCCTACAACAGGAAGAATACCAGAAAGTGTATTGCCAAAACCTCCTCCGTCTTTGTCTTTTTTACCTATTTTTTCAGCTATTTTACCAGCTATACCTTCTCCAGCCAAGTTGGCACCAAGTCCCTGAAACAATGTCAAGGTAGTTATAAGTTGAGTTAAACCTTGAGCAGCTGTTCCCAAAACCTTGCCCACGCCTTCTGACTCTTCCGCTACGCTGCCGAAAGCTCCTTGAAGAACAAACGCAGCAGTACTTAATGCAAAAAGTCTACCAGTTGCATCTTTGGCGGGTTTTTCAGTAGAACCTCCAGAAGCACTGCCGTCGCTAGCAAAATTAGGAGTATAACCTCTCGCCGCATTTTTAGGTATAGCGCCAGTTGGTTCATCCCTAGTATTAGTTACAGCAAGACCATTCGGGTTTTGACTGTTTCTTAATTTGCCGCTTTGGTTTATTCTGATTTGGTTGACAGGGACTCCAGCATCTTTTTCGCGTTGAATGGCGTCATCGACAGGACTCATTGCAAAGTTAGGTATATAACCAGTAGATGCTTTTTTGGCGACCGATTTTAACCTTCTTTTAGCTAAACTTTTTATGTATGAAGATTCTTCTCCATCCCTTAAAGCTTTACCTACTACACTACCAACAGTAGTAGTGGAGGCTGTTCTTTTGGCGTCTGCTTTTTTTAATGCATCACTAAAACCAAAAGCTTTTTTTAGCTCGCTTGAAGCAGATCCAGTTTCTTCGAAATCAAAAGGAGAGGTTTCTGAGTCTCCGATTGAAGGCAAGCCAGAAATCCCCTTTGTTATTAAATCAACGGCAGACTCAAATATTCCTCCTTCAGCACCTTTAGAAAATAATTTCTTATTATTCTTTGTGTCTATAAGCTTTGTGGCATCATTAAGATCGTTACCTTTAAATAGTCCAGAACCACCCAGTAAGTCCTTACCATAAGATGCTAGTGGTTGTAAAAAATAATCAAAAAGCCTATTTCTGTTTTTTTCTACAGCATTTTGCAACTCGTTCTCTTGTAAAGATTTTACCTGAACTTTTCTAAAACTTATTGTGTCATAACCTTGCTCAATCAAAGCTTTAGCTGTCGGAGAAGATAAAGATGACGAGGATGCAAAAGAGGATAAAGGTTTGGGGGCTATATCGAATGGCGTTTCGTTCCCACCTTTGAGGTCGGTACCTATAGAAGCTATTCCATATCTTCTGCCGTTAACAGATAAGTTCGAAGAAAGATTACTCTTTGATCCAGCTTTTTTGGCTTTTTCTCTTGATTTGGCTAAAGCCTCATTAGTCTCTTCCGCATTCAAAGATCCAAAACCTTTCTGGGACTGACCTCGTACGGTAGCACCCCTGGATAAAAGAAGAGCCAAGTCATCTTTCCTACTTCCAGTTGGTTTTAAACTTGAAAGACCTGCAAAGTTAGGGATAAACCCTCCAGCCGCGTTTATCTTCTTAGCTCCACTAGGCAGACCCATTGACTTAACCATGTCTTGGTTGAAGACGGCAGATCCACCACCAGCGTAGTTAGGGACAATAAACTCACTGCTATTAGCGACCATTGTTCCTTTTTTGCCGTTTCCGAACGCAAAGTTTGGAATAACAACTGGCTTTGCCCCTCTAGGAGCTCCTCCTACGCCGCTATTGATATCTTTTTGTTCAGCACCTACAGGAAGGAATCCTCCAGCACTTCTTGAGACCTTGCTTTTACTGCCGCCAGCAACCCCAGCAACAATGCCTGGAGCAACCCTAGAAGAAATTTGTTGAAGCTCTAAAAGAACAGCTTTTTGACCAAGAAGGGATTTTGTAAATAACTCAGACTGAAGAACTCTTTTTTGTTCTACGCTTATAGAGGAATTCTCGATAGCAAGTATTTGTTTCCTTACATCTGAATTATTAAGAAGAATTTGGTAAGTTCTCTCTTCTATACTTTTTAACCTATCTGCTGCATTGCCTATGCCAGCGAAGGTTTTTAAAGATTCCGCTCCGAACTTAATGAGATCTATTGAAAGCTTTCCTATTATAACAGCGATTATTCCAATAGCTGGTAATATTAAACCACTAACACCCTTAACAAAGCTTTTTGCAAATTGAGACCCAATACCGTCTCCTTGAAGTATGTCTGTAATTGTTTTGACAACATTATTAACGCTTGATATAAGACCCCCGAAAACATCTGTAACGCCGAGTTCGCCTAAAGAGTTAGCTAACTCTTCCACGCTTATTCTCGTACCTTGTATGGCTGCAGATAACGTCTTGTTGAGTACCTCGTTCTTTTTAAATGCCTCGTCTGTCGCGTTTGCAAAAGTTTGTGTAGCTTTTACGGCTATAGAATTCTCTTCGCTGTAGTCCTGAAGCGCTGCGAGTAATGGAGCAATCTGAAATCCTCCGCCAATTTTGAATGCAACCTGTCTCTGCTGAGATTCGCTAAGTGTATCAAAACTTTTAGCCAGGTTTTCAATAACCTGTGTTGCTGGAAGCAGGTTTCCTTGAACGTTAGTTATTTCTACGCCAAGGTCTCTAAGAAGAGAAACGCTCTCCTCTTTTCCTATTCTTGTAAAAATTGTTTTAAGTGAGTTTCCGATAACAGCTCCACCACGGGCAGTCTTTTGCTGTACAGCGGTAATAATACCCCCAAGTTCATCTAAGCTAACACCTGCCTGTTGAGCAACAGAAGCGGAACGCTTAAATCCCTCAAACAAGTCTCGCTCTGATACAGCAAACTTGTTCGCGGCCGCACTAACCTTGTTTAAAATCTCGCTGGTGGTTAACCCAGACTTAGAAAATCCGTTAACTGCAGCAGTCAAACTTCCTACTGCATCAGCCGCGCTAATTCCAGAAAGCCTAGAAAGAATCAATGAATCATTAAGGCGCTTTGTTACCTCTGTAGCGGACAAACCCTGTCTAGAAAGTTCAAGAGCGGCTTCGGCTACGGTATCAAATGTCTGTTCTGTATTTCTTGCTATATCAAAGATCTGACCCTTAAGTCTGTCTAATCCAGCAACGTTAGTATTGAGGATAGAGTTTATTTTAGCGAGGCTTTTTTCTACTTCGATGGTAGTGCTAACCAACACCTTGAAACTCTTAGTTACGGCAGCAAGAATACCCACAGAAGCACCAAAAGCAATAACACGGGCATTAGCTGCCTCCATTGACTTGGTAAACTCATCTGCTTTACCAGTTATTCGACCAAGAGGTTGAGATAAAGATTCAACATTTTTGCCGCTGCCAGTAAAATCAATTTTCAGATTCTTGCTAGCTCTTTTGGCTAGCTGGGAAACTTGTCTTTCAAGTTGCCGAACGTTTTCTAGCTCTCCTCTTAATGGTAATGGTACTGATTCTGGCATAATTGTGCAACCTTTTGTCCTCGCTGTTTAATTACACAATATTTCAACTATTGACCTGCCAATTTCATCATTTGCTCCATATTTAACGTGCCCCCAGATTTTTTGATTTCTTCGGAAAGAGAAATAGACTTTCCTCCGCTATGATTAAGATCTTGAATATCTTCGGCTGTCCCTCCGAACACAGTGGATGCTGCTGCGTTATCATCAATGAATGCCTTGGAACCACTTTTACCTTTATTTTGTTTTGCATCAGCAAAAGCTAAAAGCCTGTCTGGATCATCCCTTATGTCGTCTGGTATATCGTCAACGAACTGGAATATACTCTGGAAGACTCTACCAAACACAACCATCTTCAATTGATAAACAGAAAGATCGACCAAAGGCTTGCCAAAAAAGTCCTTAGCGTTTTCGCAAAAGGACAAATACAAACTAAAGAACGGTCTCAATACAGTTTCCTGAATATGTTTTTCGCTTATCTTTTCTGTTATCTCAGACTGTAGAGACCTTAAAGCAATAAGCTCTAAGTCGTCCATCTCATCAAACTCGTCTTTGGTGAAAGCGTGTTCATCTAAGTCCTTAGAATCAAATACAAAATACCGAATCATCTCTGTAGATGCCATGTTAGAAGCATAATCTTCGGCAGTTTTACCCACTATTTCTTTTCTTTTATATAAAAGACTAAAATGCTCTTTTTGTTTCTCAGTTATTGTCTGCTGAACAGATTCTTTTTGAGAATTAAGGAATAAGCTATCCTTGGTTTTTTTTAAATTTTTAATTTCAGACGAAAGAGAGGATATTTTTAAGTCGTCTTCATCCGTCCAAAGCCCGTCGTCCTTTACTTTTTGAAGAATTTCCTCTTCTGTTTCTACACCCCTGTTTATAGCAATATTTTTATACTTTTCGTAGTATAAATGTATATTCCTTTGATCTTTAATAGTAAGGTGTTTGAGGTATACTGAGCGACCATTAAAGTCAAACTCAGTATACCCATCAAATATTTCACCAGCTAAAGAGATGTAAAACTCTTCATTCACGAATTACTTTTCTTCTTCAGCTTTTGCGTCGTCAGTGAGTTCTCCTGATTCAGCCTTTTCAATAAGCTCATGGAACTCTTCTTGCGTTGAAGCTTGGTTGAAGTACCAGAAAGCCACTACAGTAGTTACTTTTTTAATCAGGTCCCAATAAAACGGATCATCAGCCTCTTCCAGATCGTAGTAAGATGTAATTTTTTCATCAAAATCTTCACCTTCAAAGTATTGAACGAACCTATCTCTTTCTTCGTCATAAACAAAAGTAAGATGCAGACAATACCAAAGCAAAACTCTATTTTGAGCCTTTACGTCGGCAGTGTGATCAAAGAGTGATTGAAAGTTTGATTCAAAATCAATAATTTCTTTTCTATTGACCGCAACTTCCCCTTTTAATTTCTCAAAGCGAGACTCTTGAGCTTTAGTCCTCTTCTTGACTGTTTCAAGACGAATATACTCGTTTTGCAAGTCCAATGCATCCTTATACATTTTCGCATAGTTATCAGAATCTTCTTCACTAAAAAGTCCTCCTGTATCACTATACTTTTTACCCAGCATTGCTTTTGTAAGAATACCCCTTTTGATGCACTTACTCATTTCAATAGAATACTCAAGCTCGGCCTCTTCAAGCTCTCGCCTATTAGGGCGTTTAACCTGAACCTCAATAGGAATCTTTTCCTTGACTTTCTTTTTGGTAATAGTTTCTTCCCCAGTTTTTTTGTTTTTTCTGGTGGACTCTACGATTTTCTCAACCTCTTTATCGAGGGTGAATTGATATAATTGTTTGTTTTCCATTTTCCTTTATTTGAATTTAAAGCTTACTTGATAGTTTTCAATTTCCTTTTCCATGTTCCTTACAGATTCGTTACCATAATCCAATATCCTTTTCCTTATCCATGATAATTTATCTGGGGTAAAGTGGTCAGCAGTTTTAATTACTGGGTGATATTTTTTCGGCACTTCATCATAAAGTTTTTGATAATGAAAGTCGTGATCTTTTTTCATATCCTCAACCAACATTAACATCGTCTTAAAAAGAGAAGAAATCTCCTTATAAGAGTGATCATTTAGAATTTTTTTAGCACTCATACCGTTTGCCTCGTATTATAATACGAAAAAAAGTGTATTTTTCAATATGGCTGGCTTTTTATCTTCATCACAAATATCTGAGATAGAATCTTTATATGGTACTCTCCACGAAACATTCGCTCAAAAAATAACCGTTTACAAGAACGGAAAGAAGACGCTTATCGCCCATGATCCCAAGTATAACTCAATATACAGCAGGAATGATTTGGGCAAAAGAGATAGCGTCGAGTATACTGTAGTATCTGAAACTTTCGATGCTAGGATATATTATATCAAAACAGAAGAAGAGTTTTTTAATAATTATAAAAGCCAAACAAAAGTAATTCTTCCTAAAGGGTCTGTAAAGGTAGTAGTAAAAAAAGAAGCCTTCGATTATATACAGGAAGCAAGAAGAGTTGAATTCGATGGCAGGAGGTTTACCATACATACAGATGGTGCTCCTTACGGACTGACGTCCAATCTGTTTTATACATTTTACTTCACTCCACTTGACGAAGCTACAGATTAATGATCAGAATACCAAAAAGCGTAATTAAAAATATAGAGAGGAAGGCTCAAAAAGTCAAAAAGAAGGACTTCCAAAATGTTTTTAAAAAAAGATTCGAAGAGACTAAAGCCGAAATGCTTCAGGAGTTCCTTTCTCATCCTGTCACGGTTGAGCTTTTAGGAGGGAATTCAAGTTCAAACATTAGCGGGACATTGGGAGGCCAATCTAACCTGTTCGCTTTTATTGGTTTCAACGCTACTGATAAGCCTGTAGATCAGATATTAAAAATACTAGAACAAACGAGCTTCAAAGATACTGGAGAATCAAATGCTGGAAGAAAATTTACAGTCATGATTCCCACCTCAGAAGAGATATTTTTGGCAACGCCCATGCCTTGGGCAGCTGGTAGAAGTTGGGCTAGCGGTATCGAAAGAGGCATATCTGGATTAGGTTATTTACTAAATAAATCAAGTGCATCAAGTAGATCTGGTGTAGCTATACAAGCAGATAGAAAGGTTCGTACGGCCAAATTTCAAAACGTTCCATACATTTCGGCCCTTCTGAACAAGTACAAAAAAAAGTTTAAAGAAATGTCATGATCGAGCAACATCACCATAAAGTAACAAACTCATTTATTCTTTGGTTTGATAATTACTTATTAGACAAAGGTCAGGCCTACAGCAACAAAACAGGTGTTCAATTTGAGCATTATGAAGATGCCCGTCTCGATTCTGGTTATCAAGCCTATGGAAGTCCCTACAAGCAATGGGTAACTGATTCTTCAATTCCTGGAGCAGTAATAGCTGACGGAGTCACTGTCGGAAACACGCCTTCAGGCGTATACGAATCTGGGATAACAGGAAGAAGCGGTATGGCTTTAGATTTCGATAACGGCAGAGCTTTGATCGAAGGAACAAACAAGAATTATAACATCACATGTGATTTCGCTGTAAAAGACTTCAACGTATACTTTACCAACGATACCGAAGAAGATTTAATCGTAGAAAACAAATACGAACTAAACTCAAGAATATATTCGGAGCCAGAAGGGCACATTGAACCTTACGACCAAGTAGTCCCTGCTGTATTTATAACTACAGCGACATCACAAAACAAAGGTTTTGCTTTTGGCGGCATGGAAGAAACAACAATTACAATAAGTGCTTCGGTTTTGGCGGAAGACAGCTACCAATTAGACGGAGTGCTTTCTATATTTAATGACTCAAGAAACGAGTGTTTTTCTTTGATTCCTATGTCCGCACATCCATTCAACGAATTCAACGATTTAAAAAGTGGAACTTATAACTATAAAGATCTCTCAAAAGAGCACGACAAGTGTAATAGTTTATATGTCAACGATGTAACCACATCAAAACTGACAGACAGGGCAAGAAAATCTTTATCTAATGATATGTTCGTTGGCTTTATAGATTTCGAACTTAAACAACATAGATTTAGACACCAATAAATTTCACAAACCCCCAAAACAACTGTAACCATTTTAAATAATCATAGCTATGGCAAGAAATAGAGTAATTTATCAATCAGAAGCACTTTTCGTCAGTAAAGAGTATAACTCAACTGGACTCAGTGATCACACGCAACTTCATCGTGTACAAAGTGCTAATTACGGTTTTACAATCAACCGTCAGGACGTTAACCAGTATGGCAACCTCGCCAGAATTGATTCTTTGGTGTTGGAACCACCAACGGTCAACTTCGACATTAGTTATTATGTAACTAACGGATACAACGAAAGAGCGTTGGATTTCGCCGTCGAAAACACATTCAATACAACTAAAGCACAATTTGCATCTGGTCACTTAGGTGCAGGTTCTGGGCAAAACTTCTACATTCTTACTGTAGACGAAGGTAAAGACGCAAACCTCAATAGGGCAGCTGGTGGTACAACCAACACTGTTATTGGTTTGGGCAATTCATTCCTTACGGATTACACCCTTGACCTTTCTGTTGGATCTCTCCCAACTGCTACAGCGTCCTTCGAAGCTTCAAACATTCTTTCTGACGCCACTGTATCTGGAAACCTTGGACTTAAGGCCTTTACTGGTATTAAAAGTCCAGGAGTAGACCCAGTTAATGGAGATTCTATACCATTCGAAGTGCAAATTCCTTATGCATCAGGAAACTCACACACTGGAGATTATGTTGCAGACGCCGAAGACCAACTTTCAGCTCTTAGACCTGGAGACATCACACTTGATCTTTCTAGCTTCGATGGGGAGGTTCTCACAAAGTTAGACGGAACATCAGGCATTCACATTCAGAGCGCTTCTCTCTCTCTTCCTCTTTCAAGAACGCCAATCGAAAGACTTGGATCTAAGTTCCCATTTGCCCGAGTCGTCGACTTCCCAGTTAACGCTACTCTCACAGTAAACGCTATTGTTAACACAATGGAGGCTCAAAACCTAGCAAGCATGATCAGTGGTTGCGGACAAGGTAACCTTAGAGATGTTACCATCACCATGAAAGAGTGTGGAGGAACCACCAATGGAATGATCTTCGGATTGTCTGGATGCACAATCGACTCAGAGAGCTTCTCTTCCAGCATTGGCTCAAACAAGAGTGTTGACCTTACATTCTCCACTCAAATTGGCGGAACAAAGGATGTATCAAAAGGAATTTTCGTAAGCGGAAACAACGACACCAAGCTTCCTTGGGAATAATATCAAAAAGTAAACAATAAACATTTTTAAAACATGTCAAGAAATAGAGTAATTTACCAATCAGAGTCTCTTTATACAAGTAAAGAGGTAAACTCCACTGCCACTGGAGATCACCATGAGCTAATCAGGGTTCAAAGCGCAAACTATGGATTCACCATTAATAGACAGGACGTTAACCAATACGGCAACCTTGCTCGTATTGATTCGCTTGTTCTAGAACCACCAACTGTAAACTTCGACTTTTCATACTATCTTACAGATGGACTCAATGAAAAAGCCTTAGGTTTTGATATATCCAACACCTCTCAGTTCGTTAGCGGGTTTTTGGAAACCTCTAGCGGCAAGAACTTCTACATAGTAACTTCAGATGAGGGCCAAGACTCTACAACGTTTGTGGAAAACGAAGAATACAGCCTTATTGGAATTGGTAATGCATTCCTTAGTGATTATACTGTGGATCTTTCTGTAGGCTCACTTCCTACGGCAACAGTATCCTTTGAAGGTTCAAACATCAACTCTCAAAACGGTTCCGTAACAGGAACAGTTCCTTCAGCTTTTGCTCTTACTGGAGCTCTTCCTTCTGTCGACCCAGAAGACGGAACCATTATCGCTGGATCAACTAGTATCCAAGTGCCTCAAAACACTGGCCAAGACGGACCTACAGCATTAAGACCTGGAGATATTGTTCTCGGTTTTGACGGTTTTGACGGAGGCGCTGCAGAATCTGGAACGCTAACATCTCTTGTTGGTGCTGGAGGATTCCACGTTCAGAGTGCATCTATTTCAGTACCTCTCTCAAGAACACCTATTGAGCGTGTAGGATCAAAATTCCCATTCGCGCGTGTTGTTGACTTCCCAGTTAACGCCACAATGACTGTAAACGCTGTTCTTAATGAAATCGAAGCTGGAAACCTTGCAGATCTTATCGCTGGTTGTGCTAGCTCAGAGGGCAAAGAAGTTTCTATCCTACTTAATCAATGTGAAGGCGACAACGCAATCAAATGGACGCTCAAAGGAGCTACCCTTGATTCCGAGAGTTGGTCTTCTAGTGTTGGTTCTAACAAAACAGTTGACATCACCTTTGGTGTCCAACTTGGAGGAATCGAAGATATCGAAAGAGGTATCATTTGCAGCGGCGCTGGCAATACAAGGCCAGTATTCGGTGTATAAAACTTTCGCTGTTTGTGTTTGTTATATAAATGAAAACCCCGCCTTAGGGCGGGGCTTTCTTTTGTCCAGTTGTTTCTGGCTATGTTGATTTTTAAAATTAATCAGCAGCTTCTATACCTCCAACCTGTCTAGGCTCGGATTGGTACATGTTGTATTGTGCTACTAACATATCTAGGCTTGCTTTAGCGTCTCCAGCCATACCGCGAATTACTTTTGCGGTTTCGTTCTTATTAGTGAACGTCACCCTGCTCTCGCCATCGCTTATTGAGGCTATGCTATTTGAATCTGTCTCACATGTGCCTATAATGCCACGTAGAGCGTTCCTAGCCTTCTTGGAGTAGTAATTGTATAGATAGAGCTGCTTATACACAGCTTGCGCCTCAGAGTCCAATTCTTGAGCATCTATGCAGAACGATGTGTTGATCATAGTATTTAACAACCCAAGGTTAGCCTCTAGCCAACACTCTATAGATTGTAAACTATTAAGTTCCGAGTCATTATCAAACTCGCACTCCATTATTTCCTTAGCAAGGTCTTCTAAAACAGCCATCTTATAAGAGATTACACTAAGAATTAAATTTCTCCCAGTATTCTAAGGGTTTCTGCGTGTTTTGGATTATTAGGGTCCAACTGAACTACAGAACTTGCCTCTGGCATGATATTCCTCATGTTATTCTTGTTCGATGCATTGAATTCCTTCAACAAACAAGCTTTCAATTCAACTTGATTCATGAATGGATTAATACCCACCTTATAAGCGAGGTCTCTCATGTCGCTATAAGTCATACCTTTGATTTTGTTCTCAAAAATATCTGCCTCATTAGTACCAAAAGGGTTAACCTCGTCAACACCAAGGATCTTTTCAAGCTTAGACATTTTTTCCCTAAACTCTGGAGTGTTTACCTCGTTATTAGCTTTCATCTCATTGATCTCGTCAATAAGGGTTTTCTTTTTTGGCTTTGGCTCCTCAGCAACTTCTTTTTTAGCTACTGCTTTCTTAGTCTTCTTTGCAGACTTCTTGCTTTTCTTTGAGGCTTTAGGCGTAAGGTCTGCACACTCTTGCGACTTATCTACACCGTAAGATACGTCCATTTTCTTTGAGTTTTCTTCTTCCATGATATTATTATACGTTTGTTGTTAAGTATTTACACAAAAAAAGGCCACTCCGTTAAGAGTGACCTTTAAATTTATTAGTATTTAGTTTTTATTAACCAAGTCCGTTAGCAACGATACCAAGAAGAGCGCGGTTATCAAGAACCATGCGTCCTTCTTCGAGGCCACCAAACCAACCGATCTTGTTTTGACGAATGCTGTACTGGTCGTCAGCTGTAAGCTGGAACTCAGAACCATTCTCTTCGTCAACTGCGATTGCCTTAACAAGGGCTTCGCGTCCACGATCAAGACCAACGAGGATTTCGTCACCTGTGCCAAACTCAGCGTCACCAGTAGTGCCGTCTGCTTTTGCATAGGTAGAAGAACCTGCAACAGTGTCAAAGATTGTGTTGAACTTTTGTCCAGCACCAAGCTCGTTAACTTCCATAAGGGAAATACCGTAGAAACTTGGAAGACCACCACCAGCTTGATAAACTGAATCACGAAGGCTCTCAGGAGCAGCGAGATCGTTACCAGTTGCAGCAGTAGACTTTGTGTTTACTGGGTTGTAAGCCATTTCACGAAGAGCTTTAACAGCTTCTGGGGAAACAAGGATGTCGGTAATACCGCGACGTCCACCTTCAGGTGATCCTTTGCTCCAAGAAGTATTAATGCGCTTGGCGCGAGTAAGAAGCTCGTTGAAGTCGTCAAGAAGGAACGAACCGTCTGTAGCAGCACGGAAAACGTGATCCTTACCGTTAGTGGTAGCACCAGCAAGTGCGCCCATGATCAGGTTAGCAGAAGTACGCTCCTGCTTCATAAGGATTTCTTGAGCCATACGAGTGAATGTTTTGCTTACAACGTCCATGCGGCTCTTGGCAGCATAACGACGATCAAAGCTAACAGCAGTATCTAGGCTGTAAGTAGCAATCTTCAGCTCAGAAACTGTAGGAACAACTTGGTTCTGTGGAAGGCCACCAGCAACAGTGTTGCTGTATACCTGCACGTAGTCCTCGTCGCTTACGTCATAGTAAAGGTCAAGAGGAATAGAAGGGTTGTCTTCAGAGTTGAATTGAAGAGAAGTGAATAGGTTACTAAGCACTGGTGCGTTGTTGATGACTTCAGCGATAACTGGACCGATGAATTCAGCAAGTGCAACTTGAGCTTCGTAAGCAACCGAGCGGTTCTTAGAAGCCATAGCTTTAATAAGCTCGATTTGTTCTGGTGTTCTTTTAAGAGAAATTTTCATATTTATATATATTCTAGTTAATTGTTAAGATTACAGACCAAGAGCGATAACAGCATAATTGCCTTCCCAAGCATCAGTAACGGTGCCGCTTGAACGGCTACCAGTACCAATGACAGTACCAACTTTGTCAGCTGAGTTTGCTGCGCAAGCAATAACCTTGCCGCTTTCAGCCGCGCTGAGTTGAACTCCGCCTCCAACGACAAGTGCACCGCTGTAGCCCTCTGCAGTAAGAGTAAATACTCCGCGAGTGGCGACAGGGACAGCCTGACCTGGCATAACAGCAAAAAGCTCTTCAGCTTTTACTGGATTGTAAAGAAGCTTCTCACCGTTCTCGTCAGCCTTAGCGGTCTGGCGAAGAGTAAGACCAAGACATGCATCACCGCTAATAGCAGGAGTGCACTCAAGGTTTACCTTTGGGTATTGAGCTTTGATGAAAGGATAATCTGTCTTACCGAGGTAAGAGTCATCCGAGTAAGAAACTGGATCCTTATCAAAATCTCCAGCGGAGACTTTAACAAAAACACCAGCATCACCAGCACCTGTGTCTGTAGTAGACGCATTAGCACTAGCACCGTCAAGAGCGAAAAGATTGATTACATCGTTTTCGTCATATTGTCTGAATGGTAGAATTCTGAGCATAATTTTGTTTTTTGTTTAGATTTTTAAGAAATTTCAATGTTACTGCGATCAAAAGCGGAGGCGAACTTCTCTTTCAAGGAGGTCTCTTCGCGTGATACAGTTTCGTTAGAGTTTGCAATTGCAGTTTCGGTAGACTCGACACTGTCGAGGATTTCCTCAGTTGTCTTTTCGACAACCTCTACTGCTTCGTCAGGAGTTTTAGTAAGTCTCTTTTGGACTTCTTCCTGAATACGTGCTTCAATCTGCTTGTCGAACTCAGCTTTGGCTTCCTTGCTCTTGTGCTTCCAGACAACATCCATTTTGTCTTGGAAGGAAGCGAAGGCCTCTTCAGTTTCTTCAACAGACTTCAGCTCGGAAGCTAAAAACTCTCTGTCTTCGTCTTCTAGATCAAATTTTTGATCTAGTACGTCCATACGCTCGTTAAAACGAGCAACCGCTTCTTCAGCCTTTTGACAGGACTCATATTCAGCGATTTTTGTTTGGGCTTGCTCAAACTTAGACTTTAATTCTTCGACTGAAGATTTAAGTTCCGCATGTTCGGTGGCTACAGCCTCTTTTTCTTCTTGTGCTTTAACAAGTTCTGCACGGAAGTGTTCGTCTTTTTCCTTGATAGCATCAGTAAAGGTGCTGGTCATGGAGGCGATTGCTTCCTGTGAGAACTTCTTGTCGGCAAGAAGATCCTTCAGTTCGTCGATAACTTTTTCAGTTTCCATAGAATTATTCTTTTTAAGGTTTACATTAGTTTTTTTACTTTGTGAAATATTTTTATCTCTTTTGTCCTTTATAATAACAGGATCTCGCCGCTCATCCTTCATATAAATGCCTTTGACATCTGCTGCAGGATTAGTTGTGTACCCTATACCTAAAGGATAAATTTTTCCTTTGATGAGTCTATTCACTGACTCGCCCTTGTCTGTTTTTCCAGATCCACCGTAAGCTTTTAAATAACCTACCATGTCTTCCATTTCGTCTGGGTCTGAAATAATTCTTGATTCATTCAATTTATCACTTCCAACTGCCAGAACAAATTCTGAGAAACCAACCTCCCAACTTGTAGATATCATATGATGACACCCTCCGTCTTCGTCTACGGACTTTTCAAGAGCTTCAGCAAAAGTGCTGTTAGCTGATTTGTAAACAACCGCCCCAAGAGCAATGTTGAATGGTCCTTTAGATTTTCTGGCTTCAGATTCTGAAATTATTTTACTAGATCCATAGTCACTCCAACCAGCGGTTGCGATATGTCCTACGATCTTTTCCTTGTCATGCTCGATGTTTGTCGGCTTGTGCAGGAAGTTTTTGGTATAAGCGACTGCGGTCTCTGAGTCTATGCCGTCACCATTCTTATTGAATGTATTAACAACGGCGGCATTAAATGCCACACCCATAAGATCTATGTTGCTTTCGAAGTCAATACCTTTTGGTATTAAGCTTTCTAAATTATGAAGTGAAGCCTCAGAAATAAAAGCATCGTTTATCTCGCATGGAGAAATACTTGCTTCAAAAGTTGTCGTGTATTTGTAATCCACTTTATTGGCTTTAGATAGGCTCTTCTTGTTTTTCATTACTGTGATATAGAATTGCTGCTGAATAATTATCTAGTTCGTGCTTTGCCGCTATTTCTAAAATTTCAGGCAAAACATGCAGGTCTTGAATCTCTTCTAAGTTAGATACACATGAAAGAGCCTTTTGTGTCCATTTTTCAACATCTGTGGAACATACTATAGCTTCGCACAAGCTGTCCAACATTTTTTCGTTCTTCTTTGTGAACCTTTTGATGTTTAACTTGTCTTTCATTAAGCCCTTAATAGAGCCTCTTGCTGCTTCAAGCTCGGCTATTGTTTTTTCTATTTCCTTTCTTGAATAATTTGCTTCTGAGTTAACTTGAGGTGAGCCACTTGTTCCTTCTGGTCTTCCAGCTTGCCCATTTGGTCCGCTTGGCTCTGAACTTTCAGCTCCTTCGACCATAGGTACGCCGCCAACGATAGGGTTGTAATAACCTTTCTCTCTCTCTTCTACAAACTTCTCTTGAGACGATGAGATATCATCAACTTTAGGAAACTTGCCAGTGTGGAACATTTCCATACCTTGCTGCGGAGTAATAACGCCGAGTTCCATGAGTCTTGTAGCTACTCTCATGAGTTGTGTCTCGTCTCTCATATCAATATCTTTAAATACTGCGGTTGGATAAGATCTAAACCCTAATTCAACAGCAACCCGTTTAATTTCTTTTTGTAAGAAGTCTGATAGGAAAGCATTCCTTGCCTCTTTAAGCCTGTCAATAAAGATTTGCGCCTTAACCTGAGTGGCTCCATACTTCTCTTCTCCAACCACTACGTTTTGCAGTCCTTGCTTGATATCCTCATTTAAAGTCTTGTATTTTTCTGAACCAAGCACCCTGTTAAGGTCTGGAATCACGAAATCAGCTTTTGTTGTATAATCAGAAACAAGAACACGCCCAACACTTTCATTTTTGAAAAGGTTTTGCATGGCATTTAAGTTTTGAGCATTAATTCCCCCTTTATCTGGCTCTGCGCCCATTGTGATAAGAAGAATAACATTCTCTACTGTTCTGGTTATAGCTTGATCCATTTTCTTGAGCTCAAGCTTCGCGTTTATGTCTTCAAGAACGGCGTAACCAAATGGGATAGCAAAAGGTTCGTAATCCTGCTTCTTGTAAAACGAATGAGATATCCTTTCTGGACTAAGTTCTATACTAAGTCCGTCTATTCCGTATTGACCGCTCTTGATTTCTTTTTGTACATCTGGCGGCAATGAATCATAAATCTCTTGGTCTTCTTCGGTAGATGGGTTTTGCAGTCTAGCCATCTCATACTCAGAAAGAACCTTTTGATAGTTTCCAGCCTGAAATGTAGAAGATTTTTTCGCTATGATGTCATAAGGGTTCAATAAGATATATCTAATTGGTACTTTATTCTTTGCGCCGTTCTTAGGGGCTACTGAATTGATTAGTTTAATGAAATCCTCGGCTTTAAATTTTCCATCAAGGCGATACATGAAGATATTACCACTCCTGTAATACTCTCTAAAGTATTGGTCTTTAAGATTGCTAAGGTTAATCTTTTTAAACCACTCTTCGAAGAAATCCCTGCTCTTCTTAGTTCCTCCTTCAAGAAATAATTCTGTATTTGCAAATTCTGACATTATGTCCACAGCATTACGGAAAACAGATACGTTTGCGTAAGCTTTTTGACAAAGCTCTATAGCCTCCCTTACATCAATACCATCTTCTGAATATTTATAAGGCAACAAACCCCTCCTTATGCTGGAGAACCTATCTATAGTATTGCTTAATGCAGATCTGTTTACCCTGCTTGCTGGTTGTCCTACGTTGGACTTTCTTGAGTAAGAAGCACTAGATGTACTTTTGTAAGATGCAGAGGAGACATAAAAAGGGTCCCCTACTATATCTGGAGCATACTCTTCCTGACTTGCCACTGGCCCTTGTTGCTGCTGCTCTTCGAACTTTTTCCAGTAGTCCGATTTCTTGTTATACTTTCTCTTCGCCATAACCTATTATACACCCAAAAGTCGAAAGTTTAACTTTAACTTTCAAAAGTTTGACTTTAACTTTGGTATTTAACTTTTATGACCATAGTTTCGTCTCCATCTGTTTGTGTTATGTATGTTTCTCCTTTTTTGTGGAGCTCATTCATAGCTTCTTCTGAAATGGTCATTTCGTGGTCATATTCTCTCTCCTCAGTATCATCGCGGTCGTCAGATTCTTTATTATAATCTTCGTTTGACTTAATTGTCATAAAGCGATCATTTGACAATTGAATTGTGGCGACAAATTTGCTGGTTTCTTTCTCTTTGTTTTCTTCAGGTAAACTCATAATATTATTATACACTAAAATTTAATCAATAAACATAGGCGTGAATGTACCTTGGTTTGTTTCAATCTTGTCATCAGTCATATCGTAATGTACGTTCAACATCCAATTGCCAAGTATTAAAGCGGAATAGGAGTCTTTTCTTGCTTTGTCTGCACCTCTTTGCTTTCTTAAGTTTAAAGGAAGGTCGAAACTTTGAGTTCCTTGTGTCGACGTAGAAACCTGAACCATAGCACACTCCACTTTTATCAAATCCATCATATCTTTCTGATGCTCTACAAAGTCAATCATTTTTGAGGCCTCTGAAGATTCATTATAGTTGTTTATGAACTTTAATTTTTTTATTGGGATATTTGACTTCCTTTGTTTGTTGTAGTCGTCATCCATAGCCGCGCCAGCAAAGAATATTCTCTTGTGATCAAAAGAAGCCTGAAGAAGTTCGTTTGCATACCTTATCCATTTAGAACTAGGCTTCCTTAAGAATACGAAAGTCCTATTGTCCTTGTTGTACTGCCTCTTTAAATCACGAAGACCTTTATCGTAGTTTTGGTGATCGTCTAAATCGGCATCAATCAAGTTTAGTTTTATTTTTTTATCTTTAAAAATACTACTCTCGTTACATGAGTTTAAGAACTGGACACCGCCATTGTAGTCACCAACCACAGAAACAATATTGAAGTTTTCTAGTATGTAAGCCATATAGTTAATGTGTGTTTTCAGGTTAGATCCTGATAAAGCATAACTATGAACTATTGTACCCTTTTTGGTTTCCTTATTAAGCTTAATAACCATCATGGCAAAGTCATCTGACCCGTCACTCTCTGACCAAGAAGGGTCAAAGGCTAATATATATTCATCCCCAGGTTGACCTTTAACTTCCACACATTGACCTTCTCCATCTGGTATTGTACATGCTGCCATCTTACTAACCTTGAAGTAACCAGAGCTATCGTCTGTAAACACAGCCATAAATTCTCTATCAAACTGAGACTGACTCATTGTTGCTTTTGCTTGATCAATAAGGTTCTGGTCGTATAGTTGGGGCGGCGCACAGTCATAACTAAAGTGCATTATAGTTCTATGAGCCTTGTCTTGCTCGTTTTCATTGAGAATCAATGACTCATATTGAGAATACATCTTGAATAAATGTTCGAACCTGTAAGACGCAGAAGACAAACCAATAATTTTGTTGTTCGGCCACTTATGACGGTCCTCTTCCTTCATCTTTCCTTGTTTAATCATCTCTGTTTCAACATCATGAATTTCTTGTCTTTCTGTTGGGTTTTTAATAACAGACAGAAACGGCATTATAACCTCGTTCAAAACCTTCTCTGGCATAAGAAGAAGTTCATCAATAATCATCCGCTCAAAACGGAAACCACGAAGCTTCTCTCCGTCGCCAAGAGGCAAAGCAGTAATTTTACTTCGACCGAGTTCCATTACCCATTGATCATTAGCTTTTGACACCCTTGTAATACATTGAGAAAGAAATTCGGCCTTTGGGCTCTGTGCTATCTCTTCCATCTTAGTAAATATCATTTTTGACTGTCGAAAAGACTTAGATATAATTCCAATGTGAACACCTTGGTTTAAAATAGCGTCTAATAGCGCAAAAACGGCCGTAGAGAAGCTTTTGGACATTCCGCGACTCCATATGCCCAAAAAGTAATCGGTCTCCATCATGGCCTTTATGGACATATGCTGGAAAGGGAACAATTTTACCCCAGTAATAAACTCAGCCGCGAAAGATGGGTTTTGCCTTAAGAATTTATAAAGCAATAATTTAGCTTCCTCTTCTTCGAGGTATCCATCCATTTCCAGAATCTCTTTATTGATGTCTGGGAACCTATTTCTAGATTCTTGTATTCCTGCTTCCCAACTCATTTTTCTTTTAAGTATTTAGCCCAAAAATAATTAATATCTGTCTCCCATAATTGTTTACCCATAACAAGCAGTTTTGGTATCAACAATTCACTCATATCTCTAGACCCAGAAAATACAAACTGACAACAGTCACTGTATTCTTTCTGTAACTTTCTAGTATTATGAAAAACATAATCTAATTTGTATTTTTTGTAGCTCTTTTTGTTTAATTCTTCTATTTCCTCGAAAGGAACCTCCATTACAACGAATAAATAACACCCTAACGCACGGCACCTCTCCAACTCTTTGCAAAATCTAGCATACCCAACTGTTGTTGTTCCGCAAAAATCACCGAAAGACTTTCTGTCTACATGGGTATAATCATAATCAGAAGATTCAACAGAGTAATCGCCAATATCTGATTTATATTTTTCAGAGTTTTTAAACCTTAATGGTTGCTGTTCTCTGGTATCTATTAATACTTTGACATTTGAATAATCATTAAAAAATTCTTTTGGCAAATTCTTACCCAATAACGGTTTAACTTCACACTTTTCACAGGCCGCAGTATAGCTGCCAAAATACTTTTTGTATATGTCAACAGGCGGCAAGCCTGATGTCAATAGCTCCAACTCCGTTGGGCCGTAGTTTAAATCCTTTTCTTGCACCCTTTTAGCTAAAAGTTCAGCAATGTATTCTTTAACGTCGCTTTCTTTCGCTGTGTTGCACCACTCCATAAGTTGATGCGGTTGAGAGAAATCTTTGGAAAAATATTCGTCGTAATTCTTGAATGGCAGAAGATCGCCAGTAAGTTTGTTCTTTCTAGCAAAGTGTTTTACATAGTAGTCGCCAAGAAACATCTTGTGCTTCTTGATGTGCGCATGTAAGCTTCTCAGGGTTTCGAAGTCCTGATCGCATTCTTTACAGTTAAATGACATCGTCTTGACTTATCCCTAATACTCTAGCCTTCCATTCAGCCATTCCCTCAAGTCTTTCGGCCTCTTTCTTGGCTGTCATTTTCTGCATCTCTGCCATCCTTACCATGTTGTCTCTCTCTTCTTTCTCTTGAAACAATTGAACAATTGACAAAATAGAAGCATTGTCTTTGGTTTTGTTTTGCATTCTTGTAGACCTGTCGCCTTGGAGTTTTTTAGTAAGGTTTTCTATTCTTCCTTCACACTGGTGGTATTCAGAACTTTTTGCCTTAATAATTTCAGCGAGACGTACGGACATTTCTGTTTGATCGTCTGCGACGTCAAACATATCGTTAAGTTTGTTGAGGTGCTTGCTCACAACCTCCAAGTTAATGATTTCCTTGCATACGTTTAGGTAAAGGTTGATTTCGTCTGCCGTAAGGTCAGGCTTATCCCATGTAAGACGTATAAATTCCTGCTCGAATAAATCTCTGTCACTTTTGTCTAAGTAATTATTCATTATCTTAAGGAAACGTGAGTTGTTTAAGTGAATGCCAAGCCTCTCGACACAAACTTGGTATTGTCTATTTAATTTGTTCTCGTCAAACGTATTGCCAGTTGCATCGTTAATCTTTTTTATGATTCGGCTAGTGGCTTTCGGGGCAATGTAAGAATCCAAAGCGCCGCTGTCTTGAGTAGGCAGGAAATCGGGGTTGACAGTCTGTATGTGCGCGAGAACAGTTCTTTGCTCATTGCTTAATGCTGTAACGTTTTTATGAGGGAATACCAACTTAGCTATTGCGAGTGAAGAAATTCCGTCTCTAGCTTGATCTATAATAAACTCGCCTTGTTGTTCAGTTAGTTCTATTTTTTTGCACTTTTTGGGCTTTGTTGTCTTGTAGTTGAGCCCTTTCTCGACTAAAAAAGCAGCAACCAACTTACCCTCTTTGTTTCTGCCGTCTAAACTATCGTCCTCAAAACATCTTTTGGTCAGGATGTTTAAATCTGTTACCTTTTTATAGTTTTTAATTAAAAAGTCTTCTTGTTCTGTTGTTAGTTTCATTTTTAATCTCCGTCGTTTATTATTATGTCGTTTTCTTGAATAATTTCAGAAGCTTTCTCCTGAAACATCTTTTTTAAATTCTTTACTTGCCTATACCCTGCTTTACGCTTCTTCTCGTTGGTTTTGTATCCCATCATTTTTGCCACATCCTCCTCAGTCGCATCTTTGAAATACAACATCTCATAAGCAGAGTAGTGAACCTCGCTAAGACAAATTTTCATGTAATGATTTAATTTCTCAATGCACGAATTAAAACACATTTCACTTTCTGGGTCGTAACTCATCTCATGAAGATGGTTCTCAGAAGGGACAGCAATCTTTAAATCAAATGCCGCCTTTTTAGTCTTCGCCCACTTAGCATACTTGCTACACTCGGAGTTTTGGGATTTACTAGGTGTATAAGAACAAGCCTCATCCCCCATATTAAATTCACAATTAGAACATGGCTTAATATAATTACCATAATGGTTCCTAACCAGATTTCTTATCTGATTTGTAACTATAATATTGATCCAAGGCTCCAAGGGCCTCTTTTGATCCCACATATCCCACTTATTGTAGATATGTAGTTTTATTACCTGCTCTACATCTTCAAAGTCAAACCAAGCAATACAATCCAATCTCCAACGGCTCCGTTGTTTTCTGATTGCTGTTTCTATTACTTCTATATAATCCTCAAATCTTTTTTTATCGCCGTTTGTCATTAATAAAGTCTTCTAAGTTTTTAGAACCTCTATTTCTGACTCTTGAGTTTTTTGGCTCTTCTCCCGCTAAAGATCCAAGGGTAAATATATTTTCGTCGTACTGTTCAACATCAAATTCAAGCCTATCTATATCAGGAATGAAATCTATAGACGTTTCGTCATCAGATAGTTCTTCCTCTACAAATTTAGGCTTAGACAAACTGCTTTTTGAAACGGGACCAGTGGTTACGCCGCATTTAGAACAGAAATTGGGCTTAGAGAGAGCAAAGCTCATCTTGTTGCCACATTCGGTACAAAACATATGGTTCATATATCTTAATATACGGTTTTATTGGGTTTTTTCAAAAAAAATCAGTTAGTTATGAAATATTTTTTTATATTAGCGCTTTTCGCAGCTTTAGCGTAAATCTTTACTTACTGATAATATATATTACACTAACAAAAAATAAATCTACAAAAGTACTTCGCTTATGGCGGCTTGGGTCTTGATTACATCACCGCCCTGAATACCATAACTATAAGTATTGACTTTCGCACCACTATTGGCCGCGAATTCAAAACCGTCATTATATTCTGGCAGTATCTTGTTGCCATCTATGTCTTTAACAATTAAAGCAACGGGCTCTTGTAATTTTATACCATCATAATCGGCGAAGTTACTTATCCCAGTTGATTCTAGCTGTATTTGAGATTCTACAGCGTCAATCAGAAAATTTGTAGGCTTAGTACTTCCTAATGTATAAACTGGTGTTCTAGCATACCTCTTAGAAAAAGACATACTAGGAATAACGTCCCCATAAACAACATCATCATACACTCCGCTTAACTCACAGGTGTTGGCGGTTATTATTGAGCGTCCACTCATATAATCATTGTAAGAATTAAAATTAACATCCGCCTCTTGTTTTGTTTCTCCCTCGGTAGGTGGATCGAAACACTTAAAGTTAGCGTTCACCTTTAAGGGGGCAAAAGCAGAAACTTGCACAGTATAATCCTGAATATAACACCTGTTGTAAATATTTGCGCCAATTCTGATCGGAAAATAATTAGCTCCCGTTCCATTACCCAAAATGTTGCCTTTATAATTAGCACCGTCCATTAAAAACCCGTAAACATTCTGACCATCTACTCCTTTTTTAGGATAAGAGTAAAAATTAAATGCTAAACTAATACTACATGAAGAATCAGATGTATAAACATATTGATTGTCTTTATCAATACTAGATCCCAACCTCCTGTTCGGGATAGACGCAGATGAATAACTCACAGAGACGCCGTCAGCATAAAGCATGAAGTCTTTATGAAAACCCCAATCACTAACAAAATCTCTATTCCCGTACCCAATATATACTGGAAAATTCTTATACGTCATAAAAGTTTATACACTATTTTGTTACGCAGTGCGCTTCAATAACCTTTTTAAGCAATTAGGGGAAATATCATACAGCCATAGCCCGAAATTAATCATTTTTACCAAATTTTTTGGTATTTTATACCTCCTAAGTAGTTTTATAAAGCTTTTTCTGTTGTGCTTGGCAGTGTTAGGGTATTTAAACGTCAACCAATCATGGAATTTACCACCACGGTCAATCAAAGCCATGGTTTCCTCGCCGTATTTCTTCAAAATCCACTTTCTGAAGAATTTTGGTAGTGTAGCTCCGTCGCTTTTGTCGTAATTTTCCCACTCAGCCATAATTGCGTAAATTATTACACTATTTAGCCGCTACTTAACCAAAACACTCCCACTAATACCCTTTTTTATAATAGATTTGGCCTTTTCAATATCATCCCCCGACAAATCGAACCACTCGCCACGAAAACGTTTAGAATCAAACAGTGTATGTAAATACCTTTCTGTTTCATTCATATGCAAAACCTCACGATGAAAAATAAGATTCACTTCTGGCTCTTGGCTTTGCAACGTTCTCTCTCTATATACAGGTTTGTCTTTTGTTCTGCCTATCTTTATCCGACCATTTAAGTCGCTCTTCATTAAATAAACATTGCCGACTTCTGTGTATTGGTTAGAACTATAATCAACTTTCTTTTTAGCGCTTTCTTTGGGGGTTGCCTTTGTTTTTTCTTTTTTCTTTTTAAAATATTCCTTATTGTGTTTAATAGGGGTTGGGTAAATAGATTCTTCTAATTCCATTAGTTCTTCGCTATTTCTTTTCTCCCCTGCCTTATTCCAAGAATTTAAATAGTCTTTTCTGCTCATTTTTTTATGTTTGCAGCATCTTTTATAAAACACAGCTTGAGTTCGAAGGTTAGCTAAATAAGTGTCGCTAAATATATAACCAACAGCATCTTTGTTTTCATTACAATCTAAGTCGCCACAAAATGGACATAAGGTTGCCGAATCTTCATAAAAAATATGAATATTTCTATCACCCATAACATAGTGAACTTTAGATTGATTCATTATGTTTATATCAACAATATAATATTTAGGTTTACCAGAATACAAAACCCTTTCCTCTAAAGATCTAGAAGACTTCTCTATGTAACAAAAATCATTCTCTTTTCTGTAGTAGTCGGAACTCCAATTACCTAAATGCTTAAAATCAAAAACACGATCACACGCATGAACAATAGTATTCTTGAAATCTAAATTTCTTATAACTATAACATCCTCATGAGGAACGCCTAATGTATCAAACATTTTAATATATTGATTACGTTTTCTCTTTTTAAGATCTTTTTCTGCTTCCTGTTGTAAACGCTCTTCTTCTTGCTTCTTCTCATGCTCCAATAAAAGCCTCTGTATTAAATCTTCTTTAGTCTCTGTTTTCATCTCCATAATCTTAAAGTAATCGGGGTATATTAATTATTTTATATTCTTTTGTTTATTTGTCAAGACTTAATGTTTTCGCGGCATTGGAGTTATTATATTTTACTTTTTTTTAAAATGGCCGATCCGATTTTTTCCAGTTAACGACTCTGGGTTTATATTTTTTATATATTGCTCCTCATTAATGGGGGAGGGGCATCGCCCCCGCATTACCTTATATGAAAATGTCATTGATAAACTAAGATTGGATTCCCCCGCGCGAAATCTCACATTTACCACTCTAACAGATTGCTTTAATGGGGTAGGGTGCTTTCTAACAGCAATTAAGGCTCAAGCACTCTCTAGTTTTGAAACTTTTTATGCCGCCCCTTACAGCTAAGAATTTTCTATGCCCTAACTTTCATTTTTCCCACGGCTGGCAAACTAAACAAATACCCCTCCCCTAAACTGTATATGCTGGCGGGTTAATGGGTGGGGGCTGTGGAACATTCTTGTGGAACATTTTAACTCGTTGATACTCAGTTGATTAAAACACGAAAATAAATGATCTTTTATGCCGAATGTGCTTGTTTTTTTCGCCGATTCTGCTATAATATAGTCAAGCAAGAGGGAAAAGCCCTCAGATTAAACCACTAACTAAATATCACTATGAAAAACACTACACTATCGCCAATCCCCAATCCTAATGTTCAGCACATCCTCACTGAGATGGTTGCCAACGCTAACAAGAATCTTGAGCGTCAGCTTGAGCGTCAGCGTCAGTTCGAGATCAAGCGTGAGCGTGAGATGGTAATGAAAGCAAAAAGAGATGCTGAAAATAAGTGTCGAAACATCTTGCAAGGTCACTAAAAATATCGTAAAATATAACCAGAAAGAAAATCACTATGAAAGCATACACTACACCACCACTCAATCCCTACTCACTACGCATCAACAGCCTAACAGCTTTTGACTTCCGTAGATACCCTACCTTCTCACATGTAGAGAAGACAATCCATGACGACAAGGCTGGATGGTCTGTGACTGTCTACTTTAAATCTGGTAGCTTCTCCGCTGTCTCATGTCGTGGATACGATGTGACCATCAACGGCACACCCTTCACACATGGCGACATCACCAAGGCATGTGTGCTACTCGCTAACGAGCCAACCCGCTACAATCGCTAATCACTAACAGAATAATATCACTATGAACACTAATATACTAACAGGAACAAAGTTCCAATTCAATTGCTCCGAGCGTGGAGCTTATACCGCCCAGATCTCTAACATCGAAATCGATGGACTCGACCATCGTGACTATCCCGACTTTGTGGATGCCTTCATCATGGATGCCCGTGTTGATGGTAGACAAGCTACCGATGAAGAGCTTGACCAGATGAATGATGACGGCATGTTCCGTTATGAAGCAGTCGAAGCAAGCCTATACTAACATCTAACAGAATAGATACTAATAGATACTAGAATGGATACTAGAACAAAGAC